GTTCAGTATTAATAGAGGGTGATTATGCATTCTTTAAATTTGAAAAGTTTTATGACAGATTAAGAGCTAAAGATTGGAAATATAAAGAAGAAAAAACAGGACGAATAATGGAGACTACATACAGGGAGTGTGAAATACAATTCCTGGATCAAAAAAGATTTCCATCTAAAGAGTCTGGTAAATATAATTCTTCTACCAAGAACGTAGTACAAATAAACATAAAGTCATTCGAAGAAGTACCAATATACCACACCAAAATTAAACATAAGACGGAGATAATGTGATCAGCAGAAAAATATACGGGCCTCCGGGAACAGGGAAAACAACCAAGCTTATAGATTATGTTAAAACATTTTATAAACTAGGTACACCTCTTGATAAGATTGGATACTTTGCATTTACAACTAAGGCGGCTAAAGAAGCCATTAAAAGAATGTTAGATGAGCATAAAAATTTACAGCAAAAAGATTTAAAACATTTTAGAACTCTACATTCTCTTGCTTTTAATAGGTTAGGTATGAAAAAAGCACAGGTTATGCAGGATGAACATTACGAAGACATAGGAAGAAAACTAGGTATTGAAGTGACTGTATATTCTAATGGTCAGGAAAACACAGGGTTTGTAGATTCAAATAGTGAGTATTTTAATTTGATAAATGCAGCTAGGATTAAAGAAATATCTATTGAAGATGAATACAATACCGGAATGTATTCTTATGAATTAGAAAAAAATTTACTGCATATTTTAGATGGAGAACTAAATAATTATAAAGAATCCTTTAAGCTATATGATTTCACAGACATGATCGAAAAATTTAATGTGGCCAAATTGTGTCCGAAATATGACGTAGTTTTTGTTGATGAAGCACAAGATTTATCTCCAATACAGTGGAAAATGGTAGATATTCTGCGGGAAAATTCCAAATATGTTATACTAGCTGGGGACGATGATCAAGCTATTTATGGCTGGGCCGGTGCAGATGTGCTTAAATTTATAGCTACACAAGCTAAAAAAGACATTATTTTGCCACAATCTCACAGGGTTCCTAGGAGTGTTCAAAGCATAGCTGATAAAATTTTAGACAGAATTCCAAAGGATAGGAGAGTTAAAAAGAATTGGAAAGCACGAGACGAAGAAGGTTTAGTTAGTCATATAACTTCAATTGAGGATGTCCCATTACATAATGGAGACTGGCTAGTACTAGCGAGAACTAATGATAGATTAGAAAAACTTAAACCTATTTTAAGAGAGATGGGAATTTATTTTCAATTTAAAGGACGTAAGAGTTTTACTGCTTCTTTATTTAGAAGCATTCTAAACTATACAAGATGGCAGAATAATAATGATAAATTATCTTTGAGTGAATTGAAGGATATTTTTCAATGTACTAACTCTTACCATACGGTGAGCGAAGAACGACTTTATGATTTAACAGAATTTGGTTTTAACCATACTCAAAGATGGCATGATGTATTTAAATCCAATCCGGAAGAATGTTTATATATTCGAGAAATGTTGAGACATGGAGAAGAATTACGTTTAGATGCTAGGGTTCAATTATCTACAATTCATTCGGCTAAAGGGGGACAAGCTTCAAATGTTTTATTAATTTTAGACAATACAAAAACAATTAGAGAAGCAGTAGAAAAAAGCGACGACAAACATGATGAAGAACAAAGGGTTTGGTATGTGGGTGTAACACGTACAAAACAAAATTTATATATAATGACAGCTAAAAGGGAGGACAGAGGATATGACATCGAAAGTTTGGGATAAACAACACGGCGGATCACACTATCAGAATTTTAAAATTCAGCCAAGTAAGTTTGTGGTTGAAAATGAATTGCTTTTTCCAGAAGGATGCGCTATAAAATACATCTGCCGTCACAGGCTGAAAGGAAAAAGGGAAGATATATTGAAGGCTATACACTTTTTAGAAATGATACTTGAAAGAGATTATAAAGAAATAGAAAAACCAAAAGAAAATTTACCAAAAGAAAAACCAAACTCATGGGGGATACGTGAAGATTCCTAAGTTTGAAGCACAGACTGAATGGGTTAAACCTACAGAATTTCCGGACCTACGTAAGGTAGATGAAATTGCAATTGACTTAGAAACAAAAGATCCAGACTTAATTAAAAAAGGATCTGGTTCTGTTATTGGTAATGGTGAAGTAATAGGTATTGCTGTTGCAACCAAACATTACAAAGGATATTTTCCAATTGCTCATGAAGGTGGTGGTAATATGGATAAGTCAAGAGTCATATCTTGGTTAAAAGATATACTAGAATCACCTTCCACAAAAATTTTTCACAATGCTATTTACGATGTTTGCTGGTTAAGAGCTATGGGCTTTAAGATAAATGGCGATATAGCATGTACTATGATTGCTGCAGCAATTACAGATGAGAACAGATTTCGTTATGATCTTAATAGTTTATCATGGCACTACTTAGGATATGGTAAGAATGAAGCAGCACTAGCAGAAGCTGCAGAAGAATGGGGTATTAACCCTAAATCAGAAATGTATAAACTACCATCTATGCATGTTGGTGCTTATGCAGAACGAGATGCTGAAGTAACCTTTGGTCTTTGGCAAGAGATGAAGAAAGAGATTATTAGCCAGGATTTAGAGGACATATTTGACTTAGAATCTGATCTATTTCCATGCCTGGTTGACATGAGATTTAAAGGTGTACGTGTAGATACAGAACGTGCACACCAAATGAAAAAAGAATTTAAAACAGCAGAACAAGATTTATTACATAAAATAAAAGGTGAAACTAATATTGATACACAGATATGGGCAGCAAGAAGTATTGCTAATGTATTTGATGTATTGAGATTAGAGTATCCACGTACAGAAAAAACTGAAGCACCTTCATTTACTAAAAATTTTTTACAGGAACATAAACATCCTGTTGTTAATATGATTGCTAAAGCAAGAGAAATTAATAAAGCTCACACAACTTTTATTGATTCTATCTTAAGATATGAACATAAGGGAAGAATACATGCAGAGATAAACCAATTAAGAAATGCAGGTGGTGGTACAGTTACAGGTAGATTCTCATACCAGAATCCTAACCTACAGCAGATTCCAGCACGTAATAAGGATCTGGGACCTAAAATCAGATCATTATTTATTCCTGAAGAAGGTTGTAAGTGGGGAGTCTTTGATTACTCACAACAAGAACCAAGATTAGTAGTACACTATGCATCATTATATAAACTACCATCAGTCTATGATGTGATCGATGCATACAACACAGACTCAGACGCAGATTTCCACCAAACAGTAGCAGACATGGCTCAGATACCACGTTCACAAGCGAAGACAATTAACCTTGGACTATTCTATGGAATGGGTAAGGCTAAACTTCAAGCAGAATTAGGTGTTACTAAAGAAAAAGCTGCAGAATTATTTAACACCTATCACCAGAGAGTACCGTTTGTTAAACAGTTGATGGAGAAAGCTTCTAACAGAGCACAGGACAGAGGACAGATAAGAACTTTACTTGGTCGACTATGTAGGTTTCACCTATGGGAACCAAATCAATTCGGTATGCATAAAGCTATGTCACACGAAGAAGCACTCAGGGAACATGGACCAGGGATTAGACGAGCTTATACTTACAAAGCATTAAATAAATTAATTCAAGGTAGTGCTGCCGACATGACAAAAAAATCTATGTTAGAGCTTTACAAAGAAGGAATTATACCGCATATACAAATTCACGATGAATTAGATTTGTCTATCGAGAACGATGCACAAGCTAAAAAAGTCATCGAGATTATGGAAAACGCGGTTACACTCGAAGTTCCAAATAAAGTTGATTATGAATCAGGTGATAACTGGGGGGAGATAAATGATTAATGGCTTATTTAAATGCAAACATACCTGTTATCGAATGCTGTGTAAGAGGAAATTATCTCCGAGATCAAAAAGATTCACACGATAAATATTTTACCTGCACTATATTTGGTTTTAGTTCTATACCAAACTCAGTACCATTGTTTCATTTTATGATGGAAGATGGTGGACTATGGTGGCGTGCACCTATTTCTGCTTTTTGTAAAAGACCTGGAGTCAAAGAACTTCCTTTAGACGAGCTTATGATGTGGGACTGCTTTAGTTATAATGTAGCAGTCACAACTTTCTATGAATTAGCTGGATCCAAAATGAAATATATATCAAGACGTAAGAAGTATAGAGAAGGAACATACTTATTTACAATTGATTGGTGTGGTGGAGACTTTAATGAATTAAATTTTGGTTATTCAGAAAAACCCGACCAACATAAATGTGGTCATGTGATTGAGTTAGACGACGGAAACTATGCAATACAGCCAAATAATAGGCTAAGAGTCTTTGATCCATCAATGGGTAATGACCCATCAAAAACCTTGATTAACAGGCTAGTAACGAGTAAAACATGGTCAGTTGAAAAAACTTCTAAATGGATAACCGACGAGCATGAAGAAGGTTCGTATGATTATCAACTTAGGGAACTGGAGGAAAAAAATGATTAAACAATACGTAGATAAATTTATGATATGGCAACTTCACAATAGAACAGAGATTGTGTGTGCTGCTATAGGATTTGTATTAGGCGCAATAATCTTTTAATAAACAATAGGGGGTCCTATGATAAAAAAAATTTTAGGATTTTTACTGTGGCCATTCAAGAAATTTTTTGACTGGTTAGCTAGTGGATTACCGAAGGGAAAAGATGAATAAATGTGAAAAATGTAATCATGATTGCCATTGTAAAAATCAAGAACATATCGATGAGTATTTAGATATTTGCCCATGTGGCGATTGTGAGTGTAAAGATAGGGCAGAGGATAAAACATACGAATGATTGAAAAATTAATGACTATGTTGGTGGGAATTTTGTTGGCGTTAGCCGGCTGGAGTTTGACTCGTACTTTTGAGCTGTCTACTCAACAAGCAGTTCTTTTAAATCAAGTAGATCAATTAGAATTTAGTGTACAAATGTTGGAAGAAAAAATGAATAAGATGATGGACTCTGATGAAGAGATCATGGACCAACATAAAAAATTATTTGAAAAATTAGAATCAGGCAACACAGGGTATAGTTATAACTAATGGCACTTAAAATTTCAGAAGAA